TCTGGAATATTGAACGTGTCTGTCGATAGATCTAACACTAATGATGGATCAAAAGTTTTTTGGAAAATTGGGACTCCATCATGTTTAATTTCAAATTCAGTCCTATTAACTCTATTACCATTGCGAGCATTATAAGCAGATGTTAGTAATTCTTCTCGAATTGCACCATATGTTAATGCATCTGGTATATTGAAGAAATCAGTTGTGGTCTGAATTATCTCACTATGAGTTTGCACAGTAACATTTGATACCCCTGCATCAGGGAAGAACTTGATATCAAGATTAGAACCATTAAATTCAGATCCAAATGTTCCTATACCTGTTGTATTTCCAGTTCCAACTGGTAAGTATGGGTATTGTGTAATATAAGAATCAGTTGTATCATTGATTATAAGGAATTGGTGTAACGCTGAACTATTACCATATCCTACTTTAGCAATCGCTTTGACTGTTGATACATCAGACTTTCCAACACTGAAGACAGTTCCAGTAGATGCGATACTTACATAATTTGTTTGCAATCTTGCAGAATTGACTGATGCATCAGGTTGACCTGATGCTTTGAATGTGTGAGTTCCAATACCTGAAGCGGTTGTTCCAAATCCCACTATCTTTGTTCTTACTGTAACATCATTAGAGTCTGTGTTTGTATAATCAAGAGACAGTATTCCAGAATTTATACTTGAAGTAAATGTGCCGATGAATCTATCAGATATACTATCATTTGAATCATTATCAAAATAAAATTCTGATGTAAACGTATTAGTATCATCATGATCTATGAATATCTCTGCATAGGTTCTTTCACTAGTAGTTTCATTAATCATCTCAGCGTTAATGAACAGAGATTCTGTTTTTTCAGACTCCCTATACAATAAATTAACGGTTGACCCTGTGCCCACTAACTGGTTTGATGATATTAAATCAACAAAACCTACAGTAATTGAGGTTGATCCGATACCTGATGATGTAAATTTATTTTTTATAATTTTTAGATCATAATCAGTATTAAACTTCTCAAATGGTGTGAATCTAAGACTTAGAGTATTATCTGTTAAATCGCCTTCTATATTTGCTATTTGATGATCAGATCTATTATCCAATGATCCTTTTTCAAACGTAATGATATTCCCTGTTGGTGATGGTAGTGTAATTATCTCTGTTGCTTGCCTTTCGCTACCTGCAGGATCTATCACTTGAACTAAGAATCTCGAATATCCATCAAGTAAACTATATTCATGAGCATCAACAAATAGAACCGACTCAGTGCCTTTTGCATTTGAAAATTGTAAACTAAAATCATCAACTGTTAAAACTCTATTACTAATACAATCAATATAATCTGATAATTTTTTATTGTTGAATTTTATGAATTTAGATTTTGAAGGATTAATATCATCTGGGAGTGTATCAATATCAATACCTAAATCAAAGAAATTAAGTGTATCAACTCTTTTCTCACTTATAATATCTAAAGTTGCACTGCTAGTTGAATCCACAGACGAACCAATCGCCACCTTTGAAGTTGATGTTATTCCTGTATCAGAGAAATTTTTAAGACCAGTTGGATGTAGAAGACCATTAACAGTCGAAGATAATTGATCATAAGTTTGACTACTCTTAATAGTATACGATAGATTTTGATAATAGTCATTATCAGGTAAAACTTGATAATCCAAGTTTAATTTACCGATATCATCAGACCAACCAGTATCTTTCCGTAAAGAGTAATCAACTTTAAATTTTGCTTTGTTCTCTCGAAGAATCTTTATTGTTGCAAGTGTTCCTGAGTTTTGACCAAATATTCTATCACCAACTTTGAGATCATCAGTTCCGTATACTTTTACTGAGTCATTTAGATTTTCAGTAATAATTAAATCTTTTTTAATAAGTGTTGGTCCAACCTTAGTAAATATTTTTTCACCAACATTAAATCCTTTAGGGGATTGTGTAACTTTAAAAATAGGATAATTATCTTTCTTAATAATTGATGCAAATGAATTTTGTGAAGTTACTGCAATACCAGGATTTGCTGATACAAATTCAGATGCGTCAAACACTACTTTTGCTGGATTGGTATTTGAATAAGAAATTACATCATAAAAATTATACTTATTATCTGGAGAGTTAAATCCATCACCTAGATTTTGTATATTGATTATCCCTTCCACAAAAACCTTATCACCAACTGCAAATGGTGCTGCTATGAATCCATTTATTGGTGTTGCAAGGAAACAAGTTACAATACCAGCAGTATTAGTGAAGCAACTGTTTATTCCTATTCCATTATCACCATTTTCTGCAAAAATAATATTTGTTATATCATTTAATCCAACAGGTGAATCAAGAATTTCTAATTCACTAATAGCAGAACCCTGTATTTTTGCTACTATAAGACCTGTATCATACTTATTTCCAGTTTCTGGATTAACCAATGTTAGATCTGGTGGAGATGTATAACCTTTACCACCATCAATTATTTCAACTTCAGTTATCTGATCACGATCTACCACAGTAATATTAGGTGATATGTATACTTCGGGATTTAAGGTTTTATCTGCGGAGAAGTCAAAACCCTGATCATTTATCGTAAACTCTTTAATTCTACCAATTGTTTCCGATACTGGAATGATATCAGCGTTTATACCATTAGTAGATGCAATACTTACAAACTCTGGTAATTTCTTGTAATTTGCACCACCAAAAGTTATACTGATTGACCCTACACCACCATCCACAGCATATGATTTTGTTGTATAAGATAAATCTGCTGTAGTTTTTACATAAGATAATTGTTCAGGAGACTCTCCCACAGATACGTCAAACGTTGTAGTTCCCACACCAGATATGGTGTATGTATCATTATAACTACTATCTTCATAAACTATTTCAGAATAATTATATACATCTGTATCTGCTGTGCTAATAAATCCAGATTTTTCAAGAGAATAATAAATTTTCTGTGGTAAAGAGTCATTATAGTATACTGTTACTGTGCTTCCTGAACTTACGACACTAAATCCAGTTGTTGCACCTAT